AAAGCGCGGTGCGTGCGTATTGGGCAGGAGAACGCGATGAGCATCCGTAGGCAGGGCAAGCCCTATGCCTGAGCCGCCGCGCCGCATCCAGCGCCAGCGAGCGAAAGGTTGGCGCATGCCGCCGGGCGCCGTTTACGTCGGCCGGCCTAGCCGATGGGGCAATCCTCACACTATTGCCGACCTGCGGCGAAGCGGATGGGAAGGAAGCGACAAATTCCTGGCGTCTGTAGCAACCGGCATGTTCCGGCATAAATTGGAGTTCGGCCTAGGGTTTTGCGAGCCGATCCTGGCCGCCTTGCCGGAGCTTCGCGGGCGCGATCTGGCCTGCTGGTGCAGATTGGATCAGCCGTGCCACGCGGACGTGCTGTTGGAAATGGCCAATGCGCCAGCGGAGGCGTCGAATGCCTGAGCTGCCGCGCCCGCCGATCTACAAGCCGACCGACGCTGAATGCCGCTGTCAGGTCTGCGGCGACAAGATGATCGTCACATGGGTTGATACCGTGCCGCCCGATCCGCGCTGCCGAGAAGGCGCGCAGGTCGTGACCGATTGCCCCGGCGCGATGAATCGAGCACTGATGCGCGCGAACCTGCTGAAAATACGGCAGCGGTGGGAGGCGTCGAATGCCTGAGCCGCCGCGCCCCGCCCTGCCGCCGCGCGTGCTCTCAACGGCCGATGCCGCGCGATACCTCGGCGTCTGCGCAGGGACTTTCCGCAAGCACGTCGCCCCGCAACTGCGCCAGGTGCGAGCCGGCGCCCGGGTGGGCTACGATCGTCAGCAGCTTGACGCCTGGATCGAAGGAGGCCCGCCCGCCGTGGCAGCCATGACCCGCCCCGACGCGAATCCCTGGCCGGTGGCATGACGCTGGCCGACCTGCGCCATGTGCACCGGTTCAAGGACCGGCACGGCAAGGTCCGGCACTATCTGCGCCTGCCCGGCCGGCGGGCCGTGGCGCTGCCCGGGGAGCCCGGGAGCGCGGCTTTCCTCGCCGCCTATCAGGCCGCCATGGTCGCGCCGGCGCCAGCCATATCGAACAAGGCCCCGACGCCGGGCACCTTCGATGCTTTGTGCGCCAGCTACTACCGCTCGCCGCAGTTCCTGGGGCTGAAGGCCACCACGGGCCACGCCTATCGGCTGGTGCTGGAAGAGGTCAGGGCCAAGCACGGCGACAAGCCGATTGCGCTGCTATCCCCCGGCGTGACGCGCGGCCTGATGGCGGAGAAAGCCAGCGCCCCAGGCGCCGCGAACAACCGGCTGCGGGTGTTGCGCTCCATGGCCCGCCATGCGGTGGCGGCGGAGCTGCTGCCCGCCGACTTCACCGCCGGGGTCCGTAAGGCCCGGCTGGTGGACAAGGGCGGCTTCCACACTTGGACCGAAGACGAGATCGCGCAGTTCGAGGCACGATGGCCGTCCGGCAGCAAGCCCCGGCTGGCGCTGGCGCTGCTGCTCTACACCGGGCAGCGCCGTGGCGACGTGATCACGATGGGCCGGCAATCCATCCAGGCCGGGCGGATCGAGGTCCGGCAGCAGAAGACCGGCGCGCGGCTGCTGCTGCCGATCCACCCGACGCTGGCGGCGGAGCTGGCGCATGTGCCGGCGGAGCAGCTGCTGTTCCTGATGAGCCGGGACCGGAGCTATTCGGCAAACGGCTTCTACCAGCAGTTTAAGGCCTGGGCGGAGGCGGCGGGCCTGCCGCACTGGTCGCCACATGGCGGCCGGAAGGCCTGCGCCCGGCGGCTGGCCGAGGCCGGCGCCACCACCCGGGAAATCATGGCCATGACGGGCCACGCATCGCTGGCGGAGGCCGAACGCTACACGCGGGCGGTCGATCAAGCGCGACTGGCGGAGAGCGCCATGGGGCGGATCGTTCCCCTTTCGCCCCTCCCCGCTCGCAAACCTAAGAGCAATGGCAAGCCGGGTTTGCAAGTTAGCGGCCGGAAAGTGGCGGATTAGCTGGGGATTTCGGGCGGTATGGTGAGCCGGGAGGGAGGAAATATTCCTCGGCGCCTCAATCGGATAGGCGCGCAAACCATGCCGGCAGGCTCAACGGTCGCGCAAGGGTTAGACGAGGCCGGGTTGCAAACCTCGTTACGCCCTACTCGCCCCCAGGTCCGGCTCCAAGCCGCCCGGATCAGCAGGATTATCCCGCACCGCCCGCCGGCGCTTGCACCCAGGGCAGGTGAACGTCTCGCGCGGGATCTGATACGTCACCGACCCTTCCCAGCCGCAGCCCAGGCAGATCAGGTCCGCCTCGAACACCGGCCCCGGCAGGTTGCGGGCCAGCCGTTTGGTTGTCGCGGTCACGCCGGGCCGCCGCGCCACGGTCAGGCCGCCTCGGCGGCTGCGATCTCATCTTGCAGGAACACCCGGATCGGGCTGTTCGCACCCCAGCGCGGATGGCTGAACCACAGCAGCTGCGATGCCGGCTCCCAGCCATATCGCTGCGTCCGGTCCCAGGCGGAGTAACCCCGCAGCGTGCCCCCGACGATGGCGCGCGGCAGCCAAAGCGTGGTGTGGTAGTGCCCGATGACCAGGATGTCGGCATCCTGGCCCAGGCTGCGATTGGCGCCACCGACCTTGACCGCGCCTCGGGTGATAGGCCCCAGCGCGCCGATAATGCCGTCGCCGCCTTTCACGCCCAGCTGGTGGCCGTGCATCAGGTGGTAGCGGGTGCCGGCCACCGGGACGATCTGCTCGCCGGCGTCCGGGGCGCTGACTTCGATGCTGCGGCGGTCCTCTGGCCGCTCGCGCAGAGCTTCGGCCACCAGGACATAGATCAGCCAGTCCAAGGCTTGGTGCGAGTGCCCGGCGCCTGGCGGTCGGCGGGTCAGGCGCCCATGGTTGCCGGGCACGCCGACCACGAACAGCCGCCCCCAGGCGTCACGCAGCGCCCGCAGCGCATGGGTCAGGCGTGAGACACACCAGGCGACCGCCTGTAGCGGGCTGCAGTAATCGCCGCGGATAAGCTCATCATGCAGCCAGCCGGAGACGAAATCGCCGCCCAGGAACACCACACCGCCGCGCGCCTTGTCCACATGCTTCGCAGCGAGGGCAATGGCCCGCTTGATGACCCGTTCCGCCCGTTCCTCGGCGACCTCGGCGTTGAAGACGTTCCGATAGGCCACCTCGGCCGGCACTACCGTCTCGCCGATGTGCCAATCGGTCAGCAGCAGCACCGGCAGGCCAGCCGCGTCGCCCATCCGCTCCGGCTGAGCCGTCCAGCGGGGCGGGTTGATCGGCATGGCGGAGACCTTGCCGCGCGCTTCGAGGATTGCCGCCGCCAGCAGCGCCTCGCCATCGGTGCGGGCCTGCTCTTCCTTCACGCGAGCCAGCTCGGCTTTCAGCCGAACGATCTCCCGCCGCTCCCCTTCGGATGGCGGCACCGGCGAGCGAAGCGCAACAGGACCGCGCGGCTTCGGGGCTAGGCCATAAAGGATCGCGGCGCTCCGCACTCGGCTCTGCAAGGTGCTGTTGACCAGCCCGAGCGCCTTCGCGGCGGCGGCCATGTTGCCGCTGGCAGCATCGACGGCGGCAATTGCCTCTTCCGCCAGCTTTCGGTCGAGGGGCTTGCTTGCCATCGGGACCTCCTATGCGACGCCCAGCACGCGCTTGGCGCGGGCGGTCAGGATGCGGCGGTCGTCCAGGCCGTTCGTCCCGCCATTGATCGTGCGTGTGATGGCCAGGATGTCGTCCCGGTCGGCCAGGCGATTGAGGCCCCGGTCCTGCCAGTAGAGGCAGGCGGCTTCCAGCGCCGGGCCGGGCGTGGCAAGCAGCTCCGGCTGCTCGAGCAGCGGCAGGTTCAGCCGGATGGCGGCGCGATTGTAGTTCGCGCGCCCCGTCGTCTGAATCAGGCCGCGGCCCTTGAAGCGAACGCCATCGCCCTCCCGGATGTTTCCAAGGTCGCGCCGGCCTTCATAGCCCCGGCCGCTGGCATACTCTTCCAGCGTGCAGAACCGGTCGCATTCGTGCGCGCACTGAGCGAGGAAATGCGCCTGGCGCAGCGGCGTGTCGATCCCGTAGCGCGCCAGGGTCGGAGCCAGCAGCGGCCCAATGGCGGCGACAATCTCAGCCTGCCGGCCACGACGCTTACCGGCGATGGCGAGGAGCGTGGAAGCGTCAACCTTCGGGGCCGTCGCCGGGCCCAGCAATCCGAAAGGGCGGCCGGGGCCGGCCTCCACCGGAGCGGAGCGCCCGAGGTCGATGGCGGCCTGGGCAATGATGCCGTCCCTGGCCCGCGAGCCGGCCGTGGTGCCCAGCCAGTAGGAGACCGCCTGCCCGCCCCAGGCCGCGACAGCGCCGGTCAGCACCATCGCCATCTGGGTCTCCGGCAGCGCGCCGAGGAACAGCGCCGCCATGGTGCCGCCGAAGATGGCCAGCACCGCCGCCGTCACGATGGGGGCGCCCCAGGCGATGGGCGAGCCGGACCGCGCGAGATCTACGGTCTGCGTCCGCGCGCTGGCGGTATCGGCCAGCTCGGCGCGCAGCTCGTCCAGGCCGGCCTGCCGCTCGGCCTGCCGCTCGGCGGCGGCAATTTCTGCCAGTCGCACCTGTAGCGCGGCAGCCTTGGCGGGGTCGGCGGCGATCGCGGCCTCGGCGGCGGCGGGGTCATCCGTGCCGGCGATTTCGCGCAGCACCGCGCCGGCCTTTTCGACCACGGCCTCGCCGCGGCTGCCGGCAATCCAGTTCGCCAGGTCGGGCAGAAACTTGATGAGGAGCGGAATCAGTAGTAGCGGCGGCATTACTTCACCTCCTTGCTGAGCCGGCCCGTCACCGCGCGTTTCAGGCTTTCCCAGCCCAGCAGCCCGGCGGCGATGCCAGCGGCGACGGCGCCGTGCTCTTTCCAGCCCATCGCCATTGCTGCCTCGGCGGCGCCGAAGCCGACGAAGACCATGACCGCGCCATCCGCCAAGACCGCCCGCCAGGGCCGCGGCGGGCCGGAGTAGGTCAGCAGCCGCACCGCAGCGGCGCCGATGCCTATGGCAAGGAAAGGCAGGTGCGCGGCGGCGCCCGCGGCCTCGCGGGCTGCGGTCTCAGCGGGATCGGTCATCGGGGCCTCCGGGGGATGCTGGCGGCGGCCGGGCGCGACCGCCGGGGCGGTCAGGGCAGGACGAAGGACGGCTTCACGCGCAGCTGCCCTTCGGCGGCCGCCTGCACGGCGCCGGTGCCGGCGAAGCGATAGGCGTAGACGCCGCTCTGCGTGATGGAGAGATCGAAGTAGTAGCTGCCGACCGCCGATTTCGTGGCAGCGCCAGTCGTCACGGTATCGTCCGGCGCCTTGATCGTGACGGCCACCGCTGTCGGGTCTGCCGCAGCGCCGGCGGCATCGGTGAAAGCGCAGGTGAGCCGCACCAGGTCGCCGCGGTCATAGATGTTCATCGATCACCTCAGGGGGAAGGCGGCCAGCGTCGCGCGGCCGCGGGCGGCATCGGACAAGGCGGCGGCGGCCAGCGCAGCATCTGCCGCAAGGGCGCGCGGCGCGGCTTCGGCAAGGGCGGCGCGGCAGCGGGCCGCATCGGCCGCAGCCGCCGTCGCCAGGGGAGCATCGGCGGCCATCGCGCGGGCTTCGGCGGCGGCCAGAGCCAGCGCGTCCAGCAGCCGATCAGCGACCCTGGCTTCGGCCGCCACGGGCGCCAGGCTGACGCGCCAGCGCGGCGCATCGGACACGGCGGCATCGGCCGCCAGGGGCAGCAAGGCGGTCGATGCCAACGCGGCATCGCCAGCCCTGGCCAGCGCCGGCCGTCCGGCCAGCGCGCCCCAGGCACGGCCCCAGGACCGGCCCCAGGATCGCGCCCAGCTCGCCCAGCTCATCCGGCGGGGCCCCAGGGGTCGTTATCGCTGCCGCTGCCGGCGACGGGCACGCCGTTCACCTGCGCCACATCGACCGGCGGCGGCGATGCAGCCATGGCTTCCAGCACAGCGGCGGCATTGTCGGCCGCGCTGGGCACTGTGCCGTCCAAGCTGACGACCGTGGAGGCGGCCGATTGGATCAGGAGGATTGTGACGCCGGGGGCGGGGGCGACGGGATCGGCTCCGGCGTATCCGACAAGGTTTCCGCCGGCGATGCGGGCGACATAGTCGCCGGGCCAGAAACGAAGCTGCCAGCCCCCCAATAGCGCGACGGTGATACCAACCGCGACCCCCGACCCGAGACTTTCTTTTCCGCTGGCGCTGGCAATTCTGGGAAACCCGATTCCGCGGGCTGTGGCCTGTTCTTCGGCGATTGCGTCATACAGCACCTGACAATCAATATCGGTTTGAGGTGACTGAACCTCGATCAGCCGGCTGAGGTAGTTGAACGCCAGGGCCATGCGGCCGGCTCCCTACGCCGCGACCGTGTCGAGCGTGCGAATCGCCGCGACCGATGCGCCGCTGCTGCCGACCGTGCCGACGCTCTCGAAGGGCAGGATGGACCCGCCCAGGGCGACGTAGCGCCGCACCCGGACCACGACGGGAATATCGGCCGCATAGATCAGCGTAGTGGACAACGAAGCGCCCGAGGCGGCGGCATCCAACAGCGGCACGAAAGCGCCCCGGCCGTTGTAGTTCGCCGCCAGCGTGACGCCGGACGCCAGCGTAAAGGTCGAACCGGACCAGCTGCTGTAGGCGTAGCGGTCATAGGTGCCGGCCGCGTTCAGGACGCGAATGGTCCCGGTCTGCGGTTCATCGGCGCCGATGGTGCCGGAGACAGTGACGGTGCCCGAGCCGGCGGCATTGCCGCTGGCCGCCAGGGTGTATTGCGCCAGGTTGATCGTGGTGCTGGCGGCGCCGGTGGAGCGGGCGACCAGCACCTGATCGCCGGCGAAAAGGCCGGTGACAGCGACGGTGACGACGTTCGGCGGGATCTGCGTGGTGCCATCACTGGCGATGAGCTGGAACGCCTGCACATCGCGGCTGTCCATACCTTGCACCCAGACGCCGCGGGCACCGAAGAACTTGCCGCCGGCGAAGCTGCCGAAGGGCGCGGCAGCGTTCGCTGCGTAGTTCGACAGGGCGAGGTAGAGCTGCCCCTGCGTGCCGTTCAGCAAGCCCGTTGCGCCGCGGCGAACCAGATATTGAAGGTACTCATAGACCTGATACATGCGGTTTCCGCCGCAGCTGACGATCAGGTCATAGGACTTCGCGCCGTTGCCGTTGCCCAGGTCTTTGCTGACCGCACCGAAGGACAGGCTGATCCCGGAGAAGGCGGCGACGGTTGCGCCACTATCGACGATCGACGCATCGGCGGTTGTCTGGAGCGGCACCGGGTTGCGGCCACCAGCCGAGAGGTCGATGGCGTAATAGGCGTAGGTATTGCCAAACTCGCGGGCATAGACCGCGGCCTGCCCGGCGTTGATGGCGACGCCCGCCCGCTTTACCGGCAGCAGCAGGTCGATCTGCCCGGCAGGCCAGTAGGAGGTCAGGACCGAGTTCGCGCCCTGCGACACATAAAGCTGCGTCCCGGCTTGCAGCGTGCCCAGGGTGTAGAGGTTGGCGAATTCCGCCTCTCCCGTCGCCACCGCCGTGGTCGTGCCGGCGCCGGTGCCCGAGGTGATCGAGGTGCTGCCCGCCGCCAGCGTTCCGGTGCCGGCCCGCACCCACCACAGCTTCGCCGCGTTGTCATAACCCAGCAGCGTGCCCGTCGCCGCGCCGACGGCGACCGTTTTGCCGATGTCACTGGCGACGGCGGCGGTATAGGTGCTGCCGAAGGTCAGCAGATAGATCGCGTTGGACCAGCCCGAGGTGGAAATGCCGCCGAGCCGCAGATATTGCAGATCAGCTTCCGACAGAAACCAGCCATTCACCATGGTGTAGTTCACCGGGGTGCTGGCCGACATCGGCACGGAGTATTGCATGTAGCTGGCGGTGGCGAAGACGCTTTCCAGCCAGGAATAGAGCGCGTTTACGGTGTAGACCGTGCTGCCGGCGGTGTGCGTCACCCGGCGGGTGACAGGGTCGATCGTCCAGTCGTCCTGGATGGCCATGGATCAGGTCTCCGGGAAATAGGCGTCGAGCAGCTGCAGGCTGGCATAGCCGGCGATCTCGGCCGCGGTCAGATCGGCGCGGCGAATGCCGAAGGCGACACGCTCATCATCCGACAGCCAGCCGTAGCAGGCGATGACGGCGCGCAGCTCCTCTTCCGTCAGATCCTCTCGGCGTTTTCGGCAGGCCGTCTGAAACAGGTCGGCGGCGTCGGCGCTCGGGTGATACATATCAGGCTCCGATGGTGTCAGGCTGCTGGGCGACGAAGATCGTGGCGCCGGCGCGGGTCAGATAGGCGTGCGTTTCGAAGGGCAGCCATTTTGTGGCGCCGTACGCGCGCACCCGGAGGATCACGTCATCGGCCAGCGCCACGGCGGGAATGGCGGTCAGCACAATATCGGCTGCCGTTCCGCCTTGCGCCCCGGTGGCCAGCACGGCGCCGGTGGCCGAGCGGGCCAGCCAATAGTTACTGCCCGGCTGGACGTTCTGCAGGGTGACAGTCGCAAGGTAAAGCGTGTCGCCCGGCAACACTTGCAGCCCAAAGCTGGCGCCGCCCGCGATGGCGGTCGCCTTGACGGGCTCCACAATGACGCGATGGCCGGTCCGCGGGCCATAATGGCCGCGCTGGCGCACATGCAGCGCGGTCGCCATCAGGTCACCGTCGGGTCTGGATGGATGAAGAAGCTGGCGTTGGCCGATTGCGGCGCGCCCTGATAGGCGACGATCGCCACCTCGATCTCGGTGTTCGCGGCCGGTAGGCCAGACAAAGTCAGGGCCAACTTCAGCGCGTTGAAGGTGGGGTAGCTGCTCTTCGTCCAGGCGCCGCTGCCGGCGGCAAGCGGCGAGCCGGCGCCGCGGTTGAACAGCCGGGCGTTTGTCGTCTCCATCACCGTCCGGTTCGTGGCGGCGCTGACATAGGAAACCTTCAGCCCCAGGTGCTGATCGGTGACGTTCGCCACCGGGATCGCGGCATCCATCAGCAGATCGACCGTGACGGTGCCGGCGAGCCCGCCCGTGGAGGTGATCGTTTTCGTCAGCCGCGCCAGCTCCACCCCGCCTTGCAAGCCATGGATCGCGTAGCTTGACAGCGAGAGGTTCGACCCGGCCCAGAGGGCAAGGTAGGAGAACAGCGTGCCATCCGGCAGCGTGGCGGTCAGCGTCGGGTAGCCGGCGCCGGGCGCCCAGGCGATGGTGGTGCGCGGCGTCTCAAAGCGATATTGCCGAGTAGGCCCGACGCCCTGCTGCAGGATGTGCCCGACCTCTTCATGGCCGAACGCCTGGCCATTCAACCCGAGCAACCCGCCGGAGGCGTTGACGTTGAAGCCCGGGCAGTTTTCCGCGATCAGCGCGTTGCCCGCGGCGATGGCGGCCAGCCCGGTGAACAGCGTCGGGGCGTTGCTGGCGCTGAACGAACCCTGCACCTGCGCGGTGCAGTTTCTGAACACCACTCGATAGTTGGTGGCGGTGGACCAGTTCGCCAGATTGGCGAGCCCGCCGGATGCGCCAGACAGGCTTGGCCAAGAGAAAGTGCAGTTTTCGAAGGTCGTGACGGTGTTATTATTGGCCACCGCCTGCTGAGAAAGTATTGGATAGAAGAACGTCCGATTAAATGTAAAGGAGCAATTCAGAAAGGTTAGATCGCTTGCCACGTTGAAATAAGGGCTGGATACAAAGATTGCCGGATTGCTGCCGTTCGTGGAATTGTCCACGAACGAAATCCTGTCCAGCGTCATGCTGTTGGTAATATTTGACCCAGGCCCGCCGACATAATGCCCAAAGCTCTGCGTTCCGCAACCCGTGGTTGTCTGGAAAATGAACTTCCCCAGGGTGCGAGCGCCGAAATAGACCTGCACGCCGCTGGCGGCGCCCCAGGTAGTTCCGTACCCCACCGCGGTTTGCCCCAGCGACCAGACGAAGGTGCCGGTGTCGCCGGCCCAGATCGTGCCGTCATCGACTACATAGAAGGCCGAGGCCGCGATGGCGAAGCTGAACTGCGTGGCGAAGGCGCTGTGCGTGATCGTCACGCCGTTCGCGCGAATATTGACCGTGTCGCCAAAGCCCTGCGGGCGGGGCCCGGCGATCTGCGTCGAAAGCAGCGGCGAATAGGTCCATTTCGCCAGCGCCGACGGCCACATCGTGCCGACCGTGTCGTCATTGACGAAGTAGCCCCAGGCGCCCGAGGCGCCGCCGGCGAACTGCGTGGTCGGGAACCCCGCGATGGTGGCGGAGCTGATCTGCCAGTTCGGGTTGGCGTTATAGACCGCCGAGCCGGCCCGGGTGCGAACGGTCAGCGTAGCGCCGGAGGACGTGGCGTAGAGCGCGTTCCGCAGCTGCGGCTGGGTCCAGTTGCTGGCGGGATAGCCCGAGGGGATGGCGGTGGAAGACGCCTGGATCAGCGCGGCGATCGCGGCGGCCAGCGCGGTAGCGTCCGCCGGGGTCGAGCCCAGCGTCAGGGTGACGCCGCAGACGCTGATAGTGTTGCCCGAGACGGCGCCGAGGTTCGACGCGAAAGTGATGGACGCGGTCGCCCAGGTGGCGAGGCCCATCGCCAGCCCGTCTCCGTCCTGCGCCGCAGAGGGGGCCGCGACATAGGCCGGGTAGGCGCCGTGCTGCAGGTAGTAGGTGGCCATCGACTATCAGGCGCCCGGCCGCGCCAGGATCACGGCAGGATCGGCGCCGATGCCGCGCAGCAGCGTCAGCGCCTCCTCATCGTCATGCGCCACGCCCTGTTCCAGCGTGACCAGCTTCAGCATGGTGGCCGGCGTCGCCATGATCGCGGTCGCCGCGGCGGCCCATTTTCCGGCCATTTCCAGCCGCTGGCGCAGCAGCGGAACCGGCACATACCAGGACGCCGGCGGCGGCAACGGGGTAGGGTCCACAGCCTCGGGGCCATTGGGGCCGGCGACGATGCGCTTGCCGGCGGCCTGCGCGGCCATCAGCGCGGCATAATCGGCGGCGGACACATCGGCCGCGTCGTCCGGGATGTCGGCATGCAAGCCGCGCACGAAGAACCCGCCGGCGCTTTTCGAATAGACGTACATCGCGCGAACTCCTCAGTAGCCGATCACGAAGAAGCGGCCGGTCATGGCGGCACCGGCCGAACGGCAGGACAGCCCCAGGGTGCCGCCGGTGCGGCTAACCCAATGCGCCCACGCAGTTTCCTGCATCACGCCGTTTACATCGTTTGGCGTTACAAAAACCTGCAAGGCGGCAGTCGGAAACGCGATTGGCCAGGTCACCGAAATGGAAGCCTCCGCCACGCCATCGGTCAGCGAGCCGGCGACGGTGCCGGAGTAGCTGCCCCATTGCACGATCAGGCCGCCGGGGAAGACCTGCCAGCCATTGGTGCCAAAGCTCGCACCGCTGGACGCCGAGGCGATCAGGGCCTGGATTGCAGGCAGCAGCTGGTGCGAGTTCGTCTTGCTGAGCGAGAGTCCGGCCGTCAGGATGACGTGAACCAGCTCTTCCTGCACCGCGTTCAGCCAATCGGCTGTTACCACCGTGGCATCGGCCACACCCGGGGACCCTTCGCTGAAATAGCCGAAGGTCCCGGTCGCGGCCGGGGTCGGCATGGTGCCCACGGCACCGGAGCTATCGATCTTGAACATAAGGCCCCTTTCGGATCAGGTGAAAAGCGGCGCGAAGGTGTCGTCGGTCAGCACCGCGCCGCTATCGGCGGTGATGGCCGGCGCGCCGGTCGGGCCGGCAAAGAAAACCAGGGTGTGCGCAGGCTTCGCCCGCTGCATCAGGCAGCCCAGAACGCCGGCATGGACCACACGCAGGCGATCGCCGGCGCGAAGCGTGCCTGCCCGGGCCAGAAAGACGCGCGGGACATAGCCCTGCACCGCCCAGGCAAAGCGCCAGGCCGTGCCGCGGCAACGGGCGCCGGCGCGCATCACGCCGGCCTGCGCCGGACGAAATTCCAGAACGGTGATCGCGTAGCCGTAGCGCGCCGCCAAGGCGACGAAATAGGCTCGACTTTGCCCGCCGATATCGGCCATTCGCATCCGCAGAGCGGCGCGACGCTGTTCCAGCGGCTGGCCGGCGGGCGCGGGGCAGCAGATATCCGGCAGGCCGAACGCCCGTTCCCAGTCGGGCAGCAGCTCGGTGGCCGAGACCGGCAGGCTTTCCCGGCTGAGGAAGGCGGCGATGCGGCCCTCGATCCAGCCCAGCCGATCGGCGATGCCTGCCAGAACGGCGCCCTGCACGCCGTTCCAGACACCTGCCCAGGCCGCACCGCGCGGCAGCAAAGCGCGCAGCGCGGTCAGCCAATCGGTGGGACGAGGATCGGGCGCCATCAGACGAAGGTGACCGTTCCAGGCACAAAGATGGTGCCCGGCGCCGCGACCATATCGCCCGTCGGCAGGGTGATGACGTGATGCAGCTCACCCGTCGCGCGGCTGATCGCTTCGCCAAGCCGGCTGCGATAGATGGTGCCCGCCGGCGCGCCATCCAGCAGGATCTGCGCCGCCAGCTCTTGCCGGATGGCGGCCTGCACCGCTGCCGTGTTGTTCGCCAGCCCGGAAATGGTGACATTCAGCGGCACCCCGGACGGCGCCCAGACCAGCAGATCGGCGGTGACCGGCCGCAGCGCGTTCAGCGCCGCCTGCACCGCCGCGACGTCGCCACTGGCGGGAATGATAGACCCCGGCAGGCGGCCATCCATGACGAAAGCCAGGTCCACCGTGCCGAGCCCGCGCGCGAGGGGATAGACCCAAGCGCGGGTGACGCCGGGCTGCGCCAGCGCCCAGGCCAGATAATCCGCCGCCGAGCCGCCCTGCGGCGGCGTCTGAATGCGCGCCAGCAGCCGGGCGCGATAGGCCGTGTCCGCCTCCAGGTCCGCTCCACCGGTCAGACCCGGCGCCGCGACCGTGGCAACGCCGACAATGCCCGCCACCGCGGCGGAAAGCGCCAGGCTGGCACCGGCATCGGTGTTGCCGGCCACGCCGGCCGTGCGCGCCAACACCGCGACAGAGGCGACACCGCCGGCAATGGTGGCGGCCGCCTGCGTGACATAAGCCGCGCCATCGGCGCGCGTCAGCACCGCGCCAGCCGGCAGCGTGGCGCCATTCGTACCGGTGAGGGTGACAGTGCCGCCCGCAAAGGCGGCAGGCTGGCGAGACAGGCCGAAGATGGCGGCCCATCGGTCGAGAAACTCGGTCTCTGCCGTATCGGGCAGCACCTGGCGCGCGATCCAATCGAGGTAGCCGAACAGAAGATGCCCGACGCCGGCGAAGAGCCGGGCCATGATGTTCAGATTGCTGACGCGCAGCAGCGGATCGGCGCCCGGCAGGCGGGCGGCCATGCTGGCCTGGGCGTCGCGGATCAGCGCGCCGAGCGTTGGACGGGTGAAGGGCATGTCAGGCAGCCTCGGTTCGCAGCCACAGAAGATCGAAGCGGCGGTCCCCGGCGGGGCCCTGAATCAGCAACCGAATGGCCAGCCGGTTCGCCGGGACGCCCTGCCATTCGGTGGCGACGGCCAGGCCGGTGGCGACCTTGTCGCGGATCATCCAGCCGAGCGATTCCCGAATGTAAAGCTCGGCCCGGCGCCGGGTTTCGTCATTCGCCGGGGCGCGCGACAGCAGCCAGAGACGCGAGCCGAGCGGCTCTTCCGCCTCCCCTTCCAGCGTCAGGTCGCCCCACCAGCCGCGGCGGTCGGCGTCGCGTGGATCCGGCAGCACGTCATCGGCCGCGGCCCGGCGGTCCGTCAGCAGGGACAGCAGCACGGCGGTGGCCAGCGTTGCATCGTCCGCCAGGTCGCCGGCCGTCACCTGCCAGTCTCCCGCCGATCCGATACTGTCAAGGATGGTGGCGATGTCAGCCATTACTGCGCGAATACCTTCGTCGCGGCCGAATTATCGGCCAGCTTCACCGGCAGCACCGCGCCGGGCCCGCCGAGTTTCACCGCAGGCGCTTCCACGGTGACGACGGCCTGATGCTTCAGCGCGATGCCGGCGGCGGTCATGCGGACGCTGTTGCCGGCCACATCGGCCAAGCCGATTTCGCCGGGGGCAAGCCCCGAAATCCGCTGCCCGGTGCCGTCCGGCAGCAGGGCCACGCGATGATCGGCGGTGCCGCCGACCTGCAGGACCAGCACCTCCGACCCAACCGGCGGCAGATAGGTCAGGAACGCCGGCAGCATCAGCTGTACCCGGCTGCGCTCCTCCCCGTGCCAAAGCGCCAGATCGAGCAGCACGCGCCCTTTCACCAGGGCGGCGCGACGGACGATGGCGCGGCTGATGGCGTCGCGGTTCATTCGATGGGCACCACTTCGCCCCAGCTGCCGCCGCCTTCCGTACCGGCGCCGCCGGCCCGCAGCCGGCGCGGACGGGGCGCCCTGGGCACGGCGGCCGATTCGACGGCGGGCTGGGGCGCGAAGCATTCCTGCGGCGCCAGCTCGAGGTCCGTGGTTCGCCCGTTGGGGTCGATTTTGAACGTGACCCCGACGATCAGCATCTCTCTTACCAGCTGCAAGGCCGGCAGGTCGCAGGCGATCAGGCGGTTGATGCGCCACAGCGCGCCATCCGCATCGCGCCAGCCGCGCACGGTCACCTGCGCCCGGGCGCCCCGGCCGGCGGCGTGCTTGGCTTCCCAGATCGCCCGCGCCTTGGCTTCAGCCGGGGTCAGCGCGCGTTCCGCGATGATGACCCGTTCCCGAAACCGGGGCACATTCGGGTCGCTGGCGCTGGCCGAGACCCCCGGGGCGACCACGTCGGTCGGATCGCCGGAAGCGTCCTCGGCGGTGTCGGCCACCAGGGCCGTCACCTCCGGCGGGGGCAGCTGCGCGAGGACCGTGACGGTCGAAAAGCGTTCCGCGCCGTCAAGCTCCCCGCTTGCCGCCAGCACGTTCTGGCCGATCATCAGAGCGCCCGGCGCGCGGTCCTGCGCCGCCTGGGCCAGCACCAGACGGCCCTGGCCATCATCGGTCAGCAGCACGCCCCGGGTGCGGGCCAGCTCCTCCAGCCATTGCCAGATCGGCTGATCGCGCGATGGCGCGGCCAGCGGGATGACCGCGCCGGCCTCGCCGATGGTTACCACTTCGACGCCGAAGGGGGCGGCCGCGCTGCGGGCGATGGCTTCCAGCGTATTGCCGCGCAGCTCCCCCGGCACCGCCGTGCAATCGACCAGGTCCGCTGTCTTGCTGCGGCCGGTGATGGTCACCACGCGGCTGCGCGCGTCGATCTGCGCGGCGTAGCGATCGACGTAGCCGGTCAGCGTCACATCGCTGCCCAGCAGCACCTCCACCGGCCGGAACAGATCGATCTGCCAGGGCTGTTCCTGCCCGATCCAGCGCTCCACCACCTGGGCGGTGAAGGACGAGCAGCCCTGCTCCATGCTGCGAGTCACGGTCAGCGCCGTCCAGCCGGCATAGTCGCGGCCATCCACGCGCAGCACCGCCTCCTCGCCCGCGCCGATCCGATCGGCGGTGACGACGGTGGCAGGCAGCTCGGCTTCCGTCGTCTCGCTCATGCCAGCGGGTAAACCCCGATTGGCCGCATGAAGGCCGGGTGCGGCGCGCTGTTCAGCGCCACCAGTTCATCCGCCCGCCGGGCATCGCCCAGCAGGCGATGGGCCAGCGCCAGCGACGGCAGGGTGCCGGGCACGAGATAGGCCGCCAGCCGCGGCAGCGCCGGTTGGCGGGCGACATCATCGGCGATGACGGCGGCCAACAGCGCGCGCCAGCCGGCGTAAAGCGCATCCGCGCCCGCGTCGGCGGCTGCTTCCGTGCGGGTTTCGATTGCGGGGATCAGCGCCGCGCGGGCTGCGGCGGCTTCGGCCAGGGTTGAAAAGCCGGTGTAGGCGGCGAGCTGCGCGGCGGTGGCGGCGGCGGCATCCGCCACCAGGGCCGACAGCGCGGCCTGATTCGCCGCCTGCGCATCCTGCAGCGCGCCGGGCCAATAGGTGGGCCCCAGGCCATCGGCGGCGGTGCCGGCGGCCAGCAACGCATAGCCGGGGCCGAAAGCCGCGCCTTCGCCAGCCGCGCGGCTGGTATTGGCCAGGGCGCCGATTGCGTCGCCGGCCGCGGCGCTGGCGGCGGAAGCCGGCAGGGTGACGGCGCCGGCCGTGGTGACCACGGCGCTGAAGCAACCGGTGACCGCCAGGGCATAGGGCGCGGCCACGGTCGGGTCGGTGGCGCGCATGTGGTTGATGGCATAGGCGATCTGCTGCACATCCAGCCCCGGCAGGCCGAGGAACTGGCCAGCGAAACGGTTGGCTAGGCCCGCGGCCATGCTGACCATCCCGCGCTGGACGAAATCGCCCAGGTTTCGGGTGGAATAGGCCAGGGCGAAAGCGTCCCGGGCATAGCCGAGGACCTTGCCGGCCATGCTCAGCAGGCCCGGCTGGCTGGCGGCGACGGTGAAAGGGCGGTCTTCCACCCCGGCTTCGACGAAGCCGAGCCGCAGCAGCGCCATGCCGCCGCTCTGGCTATCTTCCAGCAGCGCGACGTCGTCGCAGAGCACCTGCCATTCACCCAGGGTCGGGTGGATCAGCGCGCCGGGGCCGGGTTCATCGATGCAGGCGCGCAGCAGGGCATCGCGCTGCGCGGCGTAGTCATTGCCGAGGACATAGGCCTCGATCTCGAAGGTTCGGACGCGTCGGCCCAGGTCTTCGTTGAAGGGCGTGTCCCGCAGGGGGAATTCATGCTGCGCGACCCGGCGGCCGGATTCGAAGCCGGCGCGAAGCACGTTGAAGGGCACCCCGCGGAAGCTGGCCGGCAGGATGTTCGCGCGCCATCCGGCGGCCCCGAACAGCGCGGACAGCGGCGGCGGGATATAGGCGCGGGCGGTCGAGATCAGATCGCTCATGCGAAGATCGGCTGTTTGTTGAAGGCATAGCCGACCGCGACGCGCACCGGCTGGGCGCCGCCGCGCGGCGGTTCCACCCGCATTTCGCGCGGCGCGTTGACGAAGCGCACGGTGACCTGCCCGCCGCCGGCGCGGCCGGCGCCGCCTGGCGCGTAGCCCATGCGCTGAGGCTCGATCGCCGGGAAGTTTTCCAGGCGCCCGCCGCCGTTCAGACCGCCGCGGCGCGGCACGGTGGGCTCCCCGGGCAGGCGCGGGCCGGAGCCTTCCATGGACCGGAACCGGTCGATGATCGGGCCAAGCGATTGCCAGGCGGCGGCGATGCGCTGCGCGGCGACGATCAGCGGATCGACGACCGTCGCGCGGATACTGGCCCAGGCGGCGGTGAAGGCATCGGCGATGCCGCGCCAGAGATCCTCGAAGAAGGCTTTCACCGGGCGCCAGTGCTGCATCACCAGGTAGGCGGCGGCGGCGACCGCGGCGAGGCCGGCACCGGCGATGGGGTTGGCAAGGAAGGCCACGCCCAAGCCGGCCAGGGCGGAGACGACGCCGGCGATGGCGGCGATCCAGGGCCCGGCCAGCAGGGCGGTGAATCCGATCATCACGGTCCGCCAGCCGCCCAGCGAGACCACCAGCTGGCGAACGCCATCCAGCAGCCCGCGCAGGTCGGCCACCGTTTCCCGCAGGTTCCACTTGCCGATGGCAATGGCGATGTCGTCCACCCAGGCCTTGACCCGGCCGGCGATCAGTTCCCGATTCGCGGCGACCCAATGCGCCAGATCGTTCAGCAGCGGCGACAAGACCGGCGAAAGCTTGGCGCCGATGGCGTTGCGGACGCCGAGGATCGCCATATTCAGGTCGGCCCACCTATCACCGAACTCGTCCAGCGCGTCACTGTCCTCTGCGGTGAGCACTTTTCCAAAGGTCTTCAGTCGCTTTAGGTTTTCATTGTAAGCGGCGACGGCATTGATAAGGTCGCCACCGCTTTTCCCCATCAAAGCTTTTGCCATGCGCTCGCGCACGCCGGCATCTTCGTTTTTTTCGAACAGCGCGGCGATCTGTGGCAACAGATCGACGCCCGAGAGCTTTTCACCCTTGGGCCCGGTCAGTTTTATTTTGCCCTTTTGAAACAACTGCATCGCTTCGGGGTTCGCGCCCGCCCGCGCTTCAGACACCACACGGTTCAGCCGCTGAAGACCCGCGCTGGCACTTTCAGCGTTTGACCCTTCTTGCTCTGCCGAGTAGCGGAACCCCGAAACCATGGCCCGCTGCGCTTCAGTGACAGCGCCAAGGCGCGCATAGAGGTCATGCAGACCCGATCCGGCGTCAGACGCAGCCTTCACAATGCTGAGCAGGCCGGCGACGGAGCCGGCACCTCCCAGCACGCCGAGCGGGGTAAGCACCCCGGAGACCTTGGCGGAGAGGGTTTCGAAGGCGCCGCGCGCGCTGCGCGCCGCATCCGCGATGCGATGCAGGCCGGAGACGCGGGCGAGCTCCTGCAGCTGCATCCCGGCGCGCCGAAAGCCGCCTTCCATCCCCGCCAAGGGCTGGCGCAGCGCGATAACCTGCGCGCGAATCGCCTTCAGCGGACCAGAAGCCTGGTCCACCGCCTGGATCACAGCCTGAAAGCGGGCCTGTTCCATCTATCCCCCGTCCATCGCGCGCGCTTCGGCGGCGGCGATGCGGTTGGCGTGTTGAACGGCGAGGCGAAGGCCTTGCGGATCGAGGCTGAAGACGTGTTCCGCGTCGCCCCAGAACCGCCAGGCGTCGAAATATCGGTCTAGGACGCCGCCGGGGTCGGCGGCGTCATAAAACCCAGGATCGTCATGCAGCCGGCGATGAAATCGCCGGCGGCCAGCCGGTCGATCACCGGCGGCACGACGCCGGACAGCCGCGCCATCAGCTTCGCGCAGACCTCGGCGTCGAACTCGACACCATTGCCGACGGTGTAGGGCAGGCCGCACTCCCGCAGGTCTTTGCCGACCGGCGGGCGCAGCGTCAGGGCGGTGATTTCGCCCTCCGGGCCCTGGACGGGCTGGGAAAGCGTGAGGGTCACCGGGTCCATGTCAGATCTCCACGCATTCCAGCCCCTCGAACCGCAGCTTCACGCTGCCTTCGATGGGGTTGATCTGCGTTTCCCCCGCGAACCAGGCGCCGCGCAGGGCATAGGTGACGCCGGTGGCGAGCTGCACCGTGACGGTGCTGTTGGTGACCGCGTCCAGCGCCTTCACGCTGAAGCCCTGGGCGGTCACCTCCGCTTCGATGTAGGGGACGATGGGCGTTTCCTTGTAGCCATGCGGCTTGCCATCGACGCCCATGACGGCTTCGCGCTGGATATTCAGGGGTTGCACGGTGATGGACCCGCGCGCCTGATAGGGGGTGCCGTCGCGGGTCAGGAAGACGATGCCGGCGACGCGGTTCGGGGCGGCCATGCTGGGGCTCCTTCAGCTCGATCAGAGGCGGGGCTGGGCGAGGACGGCGAGCTCGTTCAGCCCGGCGATCAGGCGCGGGGCGAAGAGCACGTCCAGGCGGTTCGGGTCGGTCGCGTTGATTTCGACGATGGTGTTCGCCAGGAACCGGTCCATGTCGGTGACCAGGCCATCGGCCATCATCGAGGCATATTCCGCCGCCAGCTCCGCCTTGAAGCCGGACGGGGTGCAGACCGGCTGCCCGGGGCCATACCGGGTGCCGTCCGGCGCCAGCTTCGCGCGCGGGAACTTCGACAGCGCGCTGCTGCGCAGGCGGCGCACCACCTCCATCAGCGTGAACATGGTGATGGTCAGCAGATAGCTGCGGTCGGTCACGCCCGCGGCGTTCTTCTGATAGGTGGTCACCGATTGCTGGATGGCCACAGAGCCATCCGCGCGGGCCACCAGGGTGGCGATGCCACCGCCCAGCAGGCCGTTGGCGGTGCCGATCGACCAGCGCGAGGCGACCGGGGGCGCCAGCACGGCATTCACGGTCAGGGTCTGCAACGGCCGGCCGGCGTCTGCGCGGATGGCCACGGCATGCACGCCGGCGATGGCGGCGGCAATGTCCGAAGCCCAGGACGGCGTGCCTTCCAGGCCGAAGATGCTGTGGTGCTGATCGTTCCGCGCGGCGCCCAGCGTGGTAAGCGCGGCGGCGTTGCCAGGCGCGAAGGTGAAGGCATGGCCGAAGGTCTGGCGCAGATAGCTCCAGCGGCCGGCGGTGTCGTTCAGCAGGCTCTTCACCACATCCAGCGGGGTGGCCGTGGCGAAGGGATGGGCGATGAAATCGTATTCCACATCGCCCAGCAGCGCGTCGATCCCGGACAGGCTGGGGTCGGTGGCGCCGCCCGACATGGCGGTGATGGCAAGGCCGACGCCTGTCGGCAGGGCTTCGCCCGCGCCGAGGCCGCGATAGTTCACCCGCAGGTCGATGGCGTTGCCCAGGGTGCCCTTGTGCGTTGCGGTCAGCGTGACCGTGCTGGTGCTGACCGTGGCGGTGACCGGCAGATAGGGGCTGGCGGCCAGGGCGGTATTGATGGCGGCGGCGATGGTGGCGGCGGTATCGCCGGAGGCGACCGGCACCGAAACCAGGCTGCCCGCCACATAGAGCGCAATCGTGCCGGCGGCGGTTGCCGGCCCGGTGACCGCGATGCTGCCGGTGGCGGCGGTGCCGCCGCTGACATCGGCATAGGGCAGGCACCAGAGCTCGCCCAGCGGGTCGTTCTGGCGATAATGCCAGACCATGCGGGAGATCATGGAGCGCGGGCCGAACAGGGTGCGGGCCTGATCGACGCTGAAGATCTGCACCGGCGCGTTGCTGACCGCGTTGATGGTCTGGCCGACCAGCAGGGCGCGGCGCGTCACCGCGCCATAGGCGGCCTGCGAGGCGTCGAAATCGACGTAGAAGCCGGGAACGAACAGCCCGGACGCCGGGATGTTCGGGAAGCTGATCGCCATGGCAGAACCTTTCGGGTCAGGATGCGGGGAAGGTCAGGCGCAGGGCGCCTTCGGGGCGGCCATCGGGGCCGGAGGTGCGTGGCGCCGGGGCGGCTGGCGGCAGGCCATCCACGGGCGGATAGGTGCCGGCGGCATCGAACGGCGTGATGGCATCGACGGTGATGCGGGCTTCCGCCAGCCGGCCGGTTACCAGGGGCTCAAAGGCTTCCTGCCAGCTCAGGCTGGCGGAGACGGTCAGCTGCGCGGTCGGGCGTTCGCCGCCCGGCTTGACCTCATAGCTGGTGGTCCAGCTGGTGACGTCTTCCACGCCGGCGATCCAGGTCGGGCTGCGCAGCAGCGCGTCCTCGATCCGCGCGGCGTACCCGTCCAGCGCGGCTTCGCAGGCCACCTCATCCTGCGCATCCAGCTTCACATGGATGGCCAGGGTGGCGGAGACCGCGAAGCGCGGCGCGGAAAAGGCGCCGAAGCTGCGCTTCGTTTCGTCGAACATATAGACCAGCACGGCCGGGGTGTTTTCCGCCTGCACCGGCCAGGCGCGGGCGGAGAAGATGCTGTCGGCCAGTTCCGGCAGGGCGGCGGCAAGGCGCTGGATGGTGGCGGCGCGGACGGCGGCGCGACCGGGGGCGGGCGCGTCAGGCATGCAGCGAATCCTGGCGGTTGCCCAGCACCAGCAGGATGCCGCCCAGGCCGTCCGGCTGAAGGTCCACCACCTGGAAGATGGCGGACCGGGCTTCGACTTCATCGCCCGCCGCCGGCGCGACGCCGGCCGGGAAGGCGTTCAGCCGCGCGTAGAGCTGCGGCGCCAGGACCGAGGTGGGCGTGCCGCCCTGGTCGAAGACGACGCGGCTGGCGTGCCGATCCACCACCCCTTGCAGGGTGAAGGCCCGGGCATTGGCCGGGCGATAGATCACCGCCTCGCCGAAGGCGGCGAGGATCGGGCCATTCACCAGCGCATCGAAGGGGGTCATTCCTGCGGCTGGCCGTCCGGCTCGGGCACAATCGGGGCTTCCGGGACCACGGCGGCGACGACGCCGCGGTCGATCAGCGCCTGAACCTCCTCCGGCGGCAAAGCGGACAGGTCGCAGACCTCGCCGGGCCCGGAGACGCGGGCGGCCCCTTCGGAGTCCTGCCAGTAGACGGTGCCCCGGGCGAGCAGCACCGGGGCGGGCGCGGCGACGGGCGCCGGCGCGGTTGGCTTGGGCATTTCGAGCTTCCCTGATGAGCGGCAGGCGGCGGGCCGAAGCCCGCCGCCGCCGGGTTCAGACGACGGTGATCGCCGCCGCGGCGTTCACCTGGGTGGGGATCACCAGCGGCGCACTCTGCGTCAGCAGCCAGCGGGCGCCGGGGTTCTGGGTGGTGTAGGACTTCGGCGCGTAGGGCAGCGCGGCGTAGTTCACCTCCGGGTCGATGACCGAAGCGAAGGCGCGCACGCCGTTCAGCGCCGAGGAGCCGAGGATGACGGTGCCGTCCGGGATCATCGGCTTTTCCACGCCATCGGTGGGGTCGATGTACCAGTCGAAGTAGAGCCAGAGGTTGAACTGGCCCCAGCGGCCAAGGAACTGGCCGCCGACCTGCGGACGGACGCCGGCCGCCGCGAAGTCCGGATTGCCGTTCTGCGGGCTGAGGATGAGCTGCGACACGCGCGGGTCCTGCCGGAAGCCTTCCCAGGCGGCGGGGGTCATAATGACCGTATCGCAGGGGAGGCCGGAGGCCTTCAGCACCAGGGCGGACCAGGTGGTCAGGTTGGCGCTGGGGGTCGCCGCGGCGCCAATGGCCCCGCTGATGTTCCAGCGGGCGGTGCCGGTCAGTGCCACGGTCAGCGCCGCATCCCGCTGATAGTCCACCCGCTGCGTCGGGTAGTTCTCACCGCTGATGTCCACATAGCCGTTCACCAGGGCCTGCGCCGCCATCCATTCCAGGCGGCGGTCGATGGAGATGATCTGCTGCGCCAGCAGGCTGTCGAGGTTGACCTGCTCCCGCTCCTGCGGGGTCATCTGCAGGCCGCCGATCTGCTCACCGATCATGCGGCGGATGGGCTTGAAGGGATCGACGCGGTCCAGCGCCTTGATGTAGGCCGGCTTGAACTCGTTCGTCGCCACGCCGATCTGCTCGACGAACTTCGCCTCGGCCAGCGGCGAGACGAAGGGCGCCATGCGGCGCTTGTTCACGAAGACGTCCACCAGGACCTTTTCGGTCTCCGACGTCTGGATCCCGGGGAAGAAGGTGTCCAGCAGGAAGCTGGAGGGCCGCTTCATCTGTTCGACGATTGCGATCAGACGGGCGGTATCGTAGAGACCGACTGCCATGGTTCTGCCTTTCAGGGCTGAGGGAGAGAGGCCTTGCCCAAGGGCCCCAGGGCGGGCGAATGGGCGAACGGCGCCGAGGCGCCGCTTACTTCGAGAGCGGCGTCTTCAGGTGAATGCTCGCATCACGGAGCGCATTGGTGGTCGCCACCGTGCTGGCGCTGTGGCCGGTGCCGAAGGTCAGCGCGTTCACGTTGAATTCGCCGGCGGCGTAGACCAGGCAGGCCTTGTCGCCGCCGCTGGCATCGGTGGCTTCGACCAGCACCGCGATCGGCGTCTGCGAGCCATCGGAGGCGGCGGCGAGGGAGAGGGTGAACTTGCCGGACGCGGTGATGCGGCCGAGCACCGCGCCGCGGACCAGGTTCTGGCCCGAGATCAGCGTGGCCGCTTCGGTGACCAGGAACTGGTTGCCGGCGATCAGGCTGTCCGGGGTGTAGCTGTCCGTGGCGCTGGAGGGCACCTGCGGGTTCAGGGTGTTCGCCATGAGAGGATCCTTTCGAGGGTTTGCCGGAGGGGCGGGTTCAGACGTTCATGCCGAGCTTGCGCAGGCGATCGAGCCCGCTGGCGGCGCTGGCGCGCGCCTGCTGCGCGGGCGTATCCGGCGCGGCGGCGCCGGGCGGCTGGTCGCCGACCTGCACGGCCGGCACCGCCTGCATGCGGGAATGCAGCCCCGCCTTGCGCGCCGACAGCGCGCCGAGGCCGGCATGCAGCGTGGCGATGGCCGCAGCGCGCGGCATGGCGGTTTCGAAGGCCAGATGCGCGGCGAGCTCCGGCGCGGTGGCGGCGGCGGGATCGGCGAAAATCGCGGCGCAGCGGGCGCGTTCCCGGCGGCGCGCGGCGGCGGCGGGGCCGCTGCCGTTCATTTCCTCGGCCGAGTCTTCCTCTTCGGCCTCGGCGCCATCGGCGTCTTCGGCTTCGGGCTCGGCGGGGGCGGCGGCTTCGGGCTCGGCTTCCATCGCCGGCGGCGCCTCGGGCTCGGCCTCCTTCTCCTCTTCTTCCTTGTCCGGGTCGGCCGGATCGGGCTCGGCCTCGGCCACCGGCCCGGCGGCGGGCAGGCCCGCCAAATGCGCGAAGCGGTTGGCCGGCGGCGGGCCGTCCGGCAGCGTTTCATCGGCGCGCGGCGCAGCGGCCGAACTGCGCAAGCCCATCAAAGACGCGAGCGGCAGGGCCGCCGCGAGATCGCGGAAGGACATCCTTGTCTCCTGGTACAGGGTTACTGAGGCAGGCTGGCCAGCAGCTCTCGGAAAGCCTGATCGGGCGGCATGACCGCATCGGCCAGGCCGCGATCCACCGCGGCCGCGCCATGGAAGCAGGCGGCCTGCTGGGCCCGGATATCGGCGGCGGAAAGACGGCGGTTGCGGGCGACGGTGGCGACGAACAGCTCGCCGACCGCGTCGATTTCCAGCTGGATGCGCGCCAGCAGGTCCGGCGAGACGCCGTTGTATTGCGCCCGCGCCTCTTCGGCCTTCAGCGCGCCATAGGTGACGAAATGCACCGCGATTCCGTCCTTGCCCAGCGCGCGGGACAGGTCCGCCAGCATGGTGATGACGCCGATCGACCCGGCGCCGCCGGTGCGCGGCAGGGTGATGCGATCCGTGGCGCTGGCCAGGGCGTAGGCGGCGGAATAGGCGCCTTCGGCCAGAATGGCCCACATCGGCTTGACACCCCGAAGGGCGAAAATCTGGTCCGCCAGGTCGAAACAGCCGGCGACCTCGCCGCCCGGGCTGTCGATATCGAAGGCCACCGCCCGCACCTGCGGGTCCGCCATCGCGGTCAGCAGGTTCTGGCGGATGCCGTCATAGCCTGTCATCCCGCTGTCCGGCCGCAGCGCGCCGGTGCGCTGGACGAGGGTGCCCTGCACCTGGATCACCGCGACGCCGGCGACGATGTCGTAACCGTCCCGCACCACCTGGCCGGGCTGCGACAGATGCTCCGCCGGCACGGCGGCAAGGCCGCTTTTGATTCGGCCAATGCCGAGACGCGCGGCCAGGGCCGCCATGATGACCTCGGCCTTTTCGGGCCGGATCATCAGCGGCGCGTTCAGCAGACGCTGCGCAAGGTGGGGGAAGGACGTCATGCGCTGGCCGGCGCCGTTTCGGCGGCGGGCTCCGGCGCCGGCTCCTCCGGCGCGGGGGCCGGGTGCAGCTGCAGCAGGACGTTGCGCAGCGGCGCCATGTCGCGCGCGGCGACCCGACCGTCGAAGGTCAGGTCTTCCAGCATCCGCAGAATGCCGTTACGGGTTTCGACGGGAAGAAGAAATGCTTGCATGGTCACCCCACCAGCAGGCGGCGGGTGTTGCCGGCCGCATCCTTGATCGTGATGTAGCCAGTCGGGCTCAGCACCGTGGCGGTATAGGTGCCGAAGCGCAAGGCGCCCGCGCCGTTAGGCGCAAGAAGCAGGTCAGCGTTAGTCGCGCCCTTAGCCGATATGGCGGCCGAGCCCGTGCCGCTGTTGATTTCTATGAAGCTATCGGTTCCGGCGGCGCCGGCGATGTTCAAAAGCGGCGTCGCAAAGCTGTTGTTGCTGAACGAAAAGCCGCCGGTGCCCTGCGCATCGAAGTTCAAGCCGGCACTGGCACCGCTGCCGCGGGAGCGGAAGGTCGGCTGATAATCGGTGCCGGACACGGTCGGGCCGCCCCAGGCCTCGATCCAGCGCTGCACATTGGTCTGATGCATCGCGCGCAGAGCTTCCCCGCCGGCCTTGCCGCCGAGGGACACGGACCCGTCATTGAACTGCGCCACCGGCTTCGGCTGATAGGCGCCCAGCGAGCCGTTGTAGACCGTGAGCGGGTAGTAGCTGCCGGGATCGCTGGGGTCGCTGCCGCCCGCGCCGACCCGGATTTCGTACTCATTCCATCGCGCCGAAAGGGTAAGGTTTTCTTCGACGCCCCCGCTGAGTTTTTGCAGGCGCAGCGTCGAAAGCTGCTGATTGATGTCCAGCTCCCACCGGAACAGATAGGCGCCGTTGCCGAACGCGGTCGCGGATGTCAGCGCGGAGTCGGAGACAAAGCCGGTAATCGTTCGCTGCGTCCAAGTACCGCCGCCATCGACGCTGGTATAGAACCGATAATACCCGGGATCGATGAACGGATTGAACGGCGTGCCATTGGTGCGGGCAATCGTGGTGCCCGTGACGACGCAGCTGCCTTCGCCCGTGGTCAGGCAGAAATGATAGGTCAGCCGCTCCGATGCGTTCCAGGAAACCGCCAAGCCGTTCAGCTGCCGCAGCCGCAAGGTATTATCGTCGATCCGCGCATCGACGATGAAGATGCCGAAGTTCAGCCCGATTGCGCGGCCAATCCAGTATTTCACCCGATCCGCGGTCCAGACCGGGCCGCTGACCCGCGTGATAGTGTTGCCGCCGGCGGTGACGGTGCAGCGCCCGCTGGCCGCGCCGGAATAGATGTTCACTTCCGTGGGGTTGTCGGTGCGGGCGGTTGTGAAGCTGAGCCAGTTTCCGTGCCCATCGGCCGCAGCGTAGACACCTCCGAGGCCCTCAGACGGATCGGCCCCGCCGATCAGCAGCGCCCCCTGCCCTGCGGTGCCGCGCTGGCCGCCGAATGCCCAGGCGACCGAACCGACATGGCGCTTCGCATAGGGATCGGTCCACCATTCGGCGCGGCAGCGCAGCACCCCGGCGCCGGTGAAGCTGGCGCCCATGGCAATGCGAAACAGCGGAAAGCGGCCATTGTCGATGACGTCGGCGTTCAACCGATAGAGGCCCGGCGGCACGTCGATCTGCACCCTTGCGCCGCTGGCCACGCTGGCAATCGCCGCGGCGAAGGCGGCGTCGCTGGCGGAGACACCGGTCGGGTCGCAGCCAGCGAAATCGGCGACACTGACGGTTTCCGCCAGGCGCCCCAGGACGGAGCGCGCGGCGCGGCCGGAAGGCTGAAAGCCGCTGCCATTGCCGATCACGCCAGCCGCGACGTCGGCCAGCGGGAACCGCCCGCCATCGCCGGCGACATCGTGGCCGGCAAGATGGGTGGCGCCGGCGAGAACCTGCAGCTCGGAAAGACGGGTCATGGTGCGTCCTCGGCGGGCGGTTCCAGCGCATTCGCGCCGGCAGTCACGGTCGGCGGCGGGTTGCCCAGCAGCACCGGCGGAACCGGCAGGCCGCGTTCCTGGAACATGCGGATCTCAAGCGCGCGCTGATCGAGGATCTCCTCGATATCCATGCCGCCGGATTCGCCCGCTTCGTGCTGCAAGGTGGACAGCGCGCCGGCGATCTTCATCAAGGCGCCCTGCGGTTCCTTCACCGGATCGACCCAGCCGCGGCCGGGGCCGATCCAGCGGCAGCGGGCATATTCAGCCCTGGCTTGCATGAAGTCCGGCGCGCTGGCGGGCAGCGGCAGCTCGCCGCGGTCCATCGCTTCTTCCAGGAAGGCGCCATAGATGGGCGCGGCGAAGGCCTGGGCGAATTCGTGCCGGCGGCGCGAGAGGGTCTTCCAGGTCTCGATCAGCGCGGCGCGGGCGCTGCTGTAGTTCGACTGGCTGTAGTCGGCCGAAAGCTGTTCGTAGCTGGTGCCGAGCGCGCCGGCCAGATGGCGCAGCGCCGCGGCCTGGAAGGCCGGATAGTTGCTGGCGGGCCGGGCGGCGGTGACGGAGGCGATTTTCTCGCCGGGCGCCAGGATGGGGATGCGCGCGTTGTTCAGCCGGATGTTCGCCGCCGAATGGTAGCCTTCCCGCATCTGCTGGTAGGCGGAAAGCTCGCCTTCGGGCGCCAGGCTGTCGCCGACCAGGTCGCGGTCGAAGGGGCTTTCGATATAGGCGGCGAAGACGGCGTTCAGGACGGCGGCCTGCAGCTCCACCTGTTCATACCGCGCCAGCATCTTGGCGCGGGACAGCACGGGCTTCAGGACGCCGCCGGCGCCGCGGTGCTGCCCGATGCGGTCACTCTCGAAGCAATGGACGACGATGGGCCGGCCCCAGGCGGTTTCCCGCTCGATCCTGTCCCATTGCACCGCACGACCGGCCGCCCACCAATCCCCCAGATGGGCGCGGCGGATGTGATAGGCGATGGCGGCCCCGTCATCGTCCACCTCCACGCCGCCGCGCAGCTCGGCGGTGTCCATCCGCTGCTGCGGATTCGACAGCCGATCGGGGTCGATCAGCTGCACCGTGGTGGCGTAGCGGGCCCGGCCCGGCGCCATGCGGCCGGGGCGCCAGAGCAGCAGCGCCAGGGCATCGCCTTCGACCAGCAGGGTGCGGAAGGCCAGGCGGAAAACGCCGGCCATGGTCACACGGCGGCCGGCCTCGCACCACAGCCCCGGGTCATTCGCCCAGGACCGCCAGAGCGCCTCGGCGGTGGCCGAGAACTCCTTCGCCCAGGTGGCATCGAAGCCCTTGCCCCAGGCGCTGGCCAGGGCGCGGTAGTCCGGCACGCTGGAAAGGCGCAGATCGGCGCCGATCACGGCATCCGTGATCTTCGTGATGCCGCCGGCGGCCCATCCGTCGTTCCGCACCACATCGCGGATGCGGGCGACGATGCGGTCCCGGTAGTAATTGGTATCGCTATCGGCCGAGCCGAGATAGGGATGCCAGCCGTCCATTTCCGCCGATTGGCTATCGGCGGCATCCCAGGGCACCGCGCCGGTGCCGTTCAGCCCGGCCATGCGGCGGCCCTGGTCGCGGCGCTGCGCGGGTTGGCCATCCGGCCCGAGGATCTTCGAAGCGGCGGCCATCAGAACCGCACCCCCAGCGCGCGCCGGGTGGGTTGCTGGCCGAGGGCGCGCTGCAATTCCGCGATCAGCGCGCGAATGGTGCCGGCGTCGGCGCCGCGATAGCTGACCGAGCGCTTGCCGTCGCCCATTTCATAGGTGACCTGAACCACCTGCTTGCCAAGCATGAGCTCGAGCAGCGCCTGCTGCGCCGCGGCCAGGTTGGCCGAGAGCAGCGCGGGGGCGAGGCCCGAGAAGGCGTTGACGGTGCCGGACATGGGATATCCCTGAAGGGTCAGGCGCGAGCGGCGAGACGGGCTGCCAGCCGGGCGCCGAGGCCCTGCGCGGCGGCGGCGACGGGCAGGCGGACCGGCGGCGGCGGCAGGGCGGCAACCGCCACCGCCGGCGCTTTCATGGCCGGCGGTGGCGGCGCCGACGGCGCCGGCGTGGGTGCGGCTATCGGGCCTTGCATGATCGAGGTATTGCGATCCCAGTCCGCCGCCCAGGCCGGCGTGGCCGACCAGTCCGTGATGCGGTGCAGACCATGCAGGCGCGCCGCGATTTCGGTCATCACCATCAAATCCCAGGCTTCGTTCCGCGCCGATGGCAGGGCTTTCGCCCAAGCGCCGCGCCGGTCCCGGCGTTCGGCGGCCAGCTGTTCGAACCACTGGTGCGGCGGTTCCGCCGACAGCAGCCCGGCGGGGAAATGCACCGCCCGCGGGCCGGGTTCCGTCCGGGCGAGCTGCGCGGCCAGCGCATCCTTGGCCGCGTTCGGGTTGAACACCGCCAGCGGCACCTGCCCCTGCGCGGCGGCCCGGCGATCGGCGCGGGCCCCGTCGGGGTAGCTGACGATTAGCCGGGGCGCATTCAGGCCCGAGGCACCGCGGGCCGGCAACAGACTCCACGCATCGCGGCCGTTGATGCGACCATGCCGGACCACCTTCTTGTCGCGCCGCGCGCGCAGCCAGGCGGCATAGGCCTGTTCGGTGACGCCGGGCTGGCCGACCGCGTCGAAGACCGCGCAGCGCAGCTTCATGTGCCGGCCGCTGCCATCGGCCAGCGGGTAGGAAAGCCCGGCCAGCAGAGCCAGCAGCGCATCCCAGGCCGCGCCATCGGTCGCCGGGTCCGCCGGGATGGCGCGGGCGTCGATCACCCAGCTTTCCATGCCCGGACCCCAGGCCCGGGTCAGCAGTTCGAACCGATTGCCCTGGATATCCACCGCGGCGGTCAGCACGCGGGCGCCTTCCGGCACCTCTCGCAATTTCAGATCAGGCCGGGCCCGTTCGGCCAGCGCCGCCGCTTCGATGGTGCCGAGCTGCTGCAGGCGCGGCGCCGGCACGCCCCAGGACTTCACATAGGCTTCCCGCAAGCTGCGGTCATCGCCTGATACGGCGGCTTCCCGCTTCGCCTGTTCCACCGCCAGGGCGAGACCGCCGATGCCGCCGCGCACGAAGGGCGACATGGCGCCGACAATCCAGAACCCGGCGGTGCGGCGGGCAACCGGCGTGCCGGTGATGCGGCCTTCTTCGTCGATCTCCTCCCCCTGCGCCACCCAGCGGCCGGTGGGCAGCATCGCGCGGCGGTCGGCTTCATCGATCAGGCAGCCGGCCAGCGGGCAGACCAGCCGGGCCTTGGCCTCGATCTCCTCCGCCGGCGCGTCTTCCGGCCAGGTCAGCGTCATGTGTCGCAGCGTGCCGGGATTCGGCGAGGAGAAGCCGCCGCAATGCGGGCAGCGCCACCACCAGGTCCGGCGATCGCTGTCGGCGTAGAGGGCCATGATGCCGCGCTGCTGATCGCGCGGGGCGTTCAGCGGCGCGGCGCGGTCGGGGTGCGAGATCACCAGCATCCGGCTATCGGCGCCAGCCGCCTGGCGGCGCGGATTCAGCAGGGTGAGCGGGTCGCCCAGGGTTTCGTCGAAGGCGTCGTATTCGTCCGCGACGATGAACCGGACATGCTTGTTCACGAGATTCGAGCGGGTGTAGTGCAGGAACTCCGCCCGGCCGCCGGTGAATCGCTTGAAGCCGATACTGTCCCGGTTGACGCGCTTGTCGCCGATCAGCCGGTCATGCGCCTCAAGCATCGGGTCGATGCGGCCTTTCACATAGCTATCGACCAGATCGGCGGTCGGCAGATACCAGAGCAGCGCGGCCGGGTCGGCGTCGATGGTGTGCAGCAGCACGTTTTCCGCGACGATCGTCTTGCCGCTGGCGGCCGGGCCGATGACGGCGACGGTATCGAACTGCTCGGCGCTCCAGGCCTCCATCGGCGCGGTCAGGTAGGGCGCGATGGCGGCGTCGTAGCGGGTGAGGTGCACGCCCGCGCTGGATGGCATCCAGCGGTGCTTTTCGGCATGCTCCGCGACCGTGATCCGGGCCGGCGGGAGAAGGGCATCGAAGGTTTCCCGCAGCAGGTCTCGCGCGCTGGCATAAGGCGGGCGGGTTTCAGGCTGCGACGAGTTCATCGGCCGGGGCGGGCTCGGCGTCGGCCGGCAGCAGCTCGCCCAGCGTGGCGTGCGTGGAGCGCAGCTGCTGTTCGACGTAGCGGCGCATATCGGCGACCACGGCGGCCGGCAGGTTGTGGCGGCGCGCCATGGCGCCGGGCATGGCGACGATGCCCTGCATCAGAGCGGACCAGGCGGCGCGCAGCTCCTGCCGCAGCTCGGTTTTCAGGACCAGGTGGCGGGCTTCGCGGGCGGTGGCCATTTCCACGCGCTGCGCCTGAGCGATCCGCAGCCGATCGAGGTTGGAGAGGCCGACCTGCTCGGGCGGAGTCAGCAGCTCTTCCGGCAGGGTGATCTGCGCCAGGGCTTCGGACCGGGCAAGGCGGCCCGCGGCTTCCTGGGTTCGCCGGTCACGCACGAAGGCGATCACCGCGTCGGGGTCCAGCTGCCACGGCACGCCGTTCCGGCCGCGCTCCACGATGGGAAACCCGTCCAGCTTGGTAAGGCCGCGCATGGTCGGGAGGCTGATATCCAGCTTCGCGGCCATTTCTTCGAGGTTGCAGAGAATCGCGTGCATTTCCGAATAGCAACAGAGGGCGCAACAGAAGCCGAGGTTTTCAGAAATAAAAATCAGTGGAAAACCGGGGTTCGAACTACTCGCGGTGGCGAGAACTCGGGGAAGGACCCGAGCCCTAGCGCTTGCTTGATGCCAGCGCGCGGGCCAGGGCGGCCGGCAGGTTCTTGTCGAGATTGGCGGCAATACTGCGGCGTGCGATGCCGAAAAAATCGAACCGCTTCGAGTAGCTGGGCGCGCCGCGCGCTATGGTGACGACTGGAATGGCGCGGCGGCCGGCCCGCTGATAGATGCCGACGGGCAGTCCGCCGTTACCCTTCCCCGGCGCGATGGCGAAGTACGCTTCTTTGCGCCGCTTCCCTTTGCCGCTGTTGCCCCGCGAAAATCCCAGGGTGCCCGGAGCGACGCGGGTCAGGATCGTGGTCATCTGGCCGCGGTTCGGGTTGCCGTAGGCGTCGAGCTGCGTGCGCTTGGCCGGCGCCAGGTAGACCGACCGGCCGATGGCGCTGGACAGTTTCCGTTCCATCGACTTCTGCCGGCGATTGCCACCTTCGATCTGCGGTTGCAGGTAGCGGCCGGCCGGCGTGCCCTTCGGCGCGTAGTCGCGGAAGTAGACGTTGGCCACCGGGGCGGCTTTGGTCGCCGGGCTGACGAAGAGGCTGTTCAGCGTGAAGGGCGTCGGCCGATCGAAGGACTGTTTCATGCCTTGCACCAGATCCGCTTTCACGTCCCGCGCGGTGGCGGTCAGCGCCAGGGCGGTGGCGAAAGGCAGCTGCTCACGCTCTGCCCGGGTGAGCATCGCGGCGAAGCGGTCGAAGTTATCGCGGACGACGATCTGCACGGCGGGCCTTATGCGGCGGCGGGGCGGGCGATGACGGCGGCGAGCTCTATCACCTCGAGCTTGCGGGCCGGCACCATGACTTGCGTCGGCCGGCCGAACAGCGCCACCTGAACGATGACCTTGCCGCCATCGACCCGCAGCACCGGGCCGACCTGATCGGCGAAGGCGGTATCGGCGCCGATGCGGACCGTGGCGCCGGCCCGGAGGAGGCTGTCAGCGGGGCGATCCAGCGCGCCAGCGGCAGCGTGGTCGTCCTGCAGCGCCTCGATGACCCCACGCCGCACGGGCCAGGGCCGCTCCGCAGCGAGGAAGAACAGCCGATGGACGCCCCGGGTGGAACAGATGGCGCGCCAGCGATCCTGCGCCACATCGAACTGGACGAAGAGGTAGCCGGGGAAAACGGGGCGGAGGACTTCGGTGTCGCGCCGGGCGTGCCGAACGAAGGCGCGGCGCATGGGCCGCCAGACGTTCCAGCCTTGGGCTTCAAGCTCCCGCATCGCGGTTTCCGCGCGGGCGGGCTGATGCTGAAGGACGTACCAGCGGGGGTCAGAATGGCTACCGCAGTCCAGGGTGAAATGCTCACCCGGGACTGCCCGCTGAGGAATGGTTAGACCCTGGTCGGCGGACCGGTCAACAGGATTCTGCATCGCCATCCCCTCTCAAACGCCTTGTCGTTTCCGTTTGATTTTTGTTTGAGCCTTTGTTTGCTCTAAGCCTTTGATATTAAACAATTCAAACAATCAAACGCAGATAATGGAGATTCGCGCGAGGCAATCGTACAGCCGGCCCTGTGCTTTTTCCCGCGCGCACGCGCGGGGGTGCGTTTGATTGTTTGAACCCTGCAAAAACAAGGGCTTGCGTCAAACAAACGTCAAACATTTTCCAAACAGCCGGCGATTTCAAACGGCTAGCCCCCTGGCACGGCGGGCTGCACCGGCACGGTCGGATCGTCCTCCCGCGATCCGGGGAGCCGGAGGGCCGCTTCCGGGATGAAGACCGCACGGTCCTGGCCGCCGCCGCGGAAATGGATGCTGCCGCCATCCCCCGCGCCCGGCAGGTCGCGCAGAGCCTGGCGCCAGACACGGTTCGCCCAGGTGGTGTTGTCGAAACAGCGGTTGATCTGCGGCGATGTGTTGCCGAGGTAGACGCCCTGGCCGTGCGACCACCTGATTTTCAGCATCCCGGCTTCTCTCGCCCGCCGCTTGGCGCGGCTGTCGATTTCGCCATAGGCCGGATCGGACGAGCCGGCCTGCTTCAGCCTGGCCAGCTCAGCGGCGAGGTCGCGCAGATCCTCGAGCAGCGCGGCCACGGTCATCATGCCCTTGCCGTCGATCCCCACGCGCACCGGGGAGGCCAGGAGGTGGGCGAGGGCGAGCCGACCGGCGTCCGTCTCCTCAGCCATCGAGGGCGTGACCATCTCCACCCCCAGCGCGTCGATCTCCTCCCGCGCCGCGGTCGGGTCGATCGGTGTGTCGTCGATCAGCGTGCGGTGCCCCGCCAGCAGCGCGGCGAACTGGTCCGCGCTGCGGCTGGTGGCCTCCGCCGCCAGCAGCGCGGCGCGATAGACCGCCAGGTTCGCCTGGAAGCGCGGCCACCCGACCACCAGCCGGGAGAGGAAGGCCGGGTGCATTTCCTTCGCCCAGCCGACCCGCTCGGCGATCTCGGCCTCCTTCGCCGTGCCCCCGCGGCGGAGCGCGAGGACGGTGATGCGGCTGAGGTCCGCCGCCTCAAAATCTGGCGTGCTGATCGCGGCCAGCATGAAGGGCACATGCAAGTGATAGGTCGTCACCTGCCCGTCCATCAGCCGGCCGAAGCGGCCGTTGCTGGAAGCCGCGCGCATCAGCGCCAGCACCTCGTTCACGCCCTTGCTGTTCGGCTCCTTCTCATCCAGCACGATCAGATGCGAGCGGCCGTTGTGGAGGTTGCGGACATAGGCTTCCGAGACATCCTCGGCCGGCGCGTCGGCGCCGCTGGCGGAGGTGACCAGGCGCAACAGGGTGCTTTTTCCCGCGCCGGCCGGGCCGCGCAGCCACAGATGCGGGCACCAGTCCAGCGCCGCGGCATAGACCCCGCAGGCAACCATGCCCGCCAAATAGACCGGTGCCGCCGGGGCGATGCCGGGGACGAAATTCCAAAGCCGGAAGGCATCCACCAGCCGCCGCGCTTCCAGGGCTGTGGCGGCTTTCGCCGCCGGCCGGGGCCGCTTGTTCGCGGCCAGATGGATGGCGTTATCGTGCTTCCAGCCCAGCGGCCGCTCCAGCGCGTCGGGCGCCGTCCAGACGGCATTCCCGACATGGATCACCAGCCCGCCATCGGGCCCGGGCCAGATGCCGTCCTTCCGGTGATCCAGCAGGTTCGCCTGCCCCAGCCGAGTGCAGGCGGTGATGAGTTCATCGCCCAGGTCGCGGGCGGAGAAATCGCCGGTCGGCAGCATTTCCACCCGGCCGTCATCGTCCCGCACCACCCGGCCGGCGGAATCGCGCTTTGGCCGCATCTGCGGCCAGCGTTCCGCCATCCATTCCTTGCGCTCCCCGCCGCCGAAGAGGCCGGACAGTTCGGCCACCGTCTGCAGCTGCTTCGCCGTCATCACGACGCGGTCGCCGGAGGCAGCCAGCAGCACATAGACGATGCTGGAGGCGCGCATATCGGTGCCCAGCGGGATGACCGGACCGAACCGCCCGCCATCCGCACCCTGGCCGCCTGCGCCCGCGCCGGACCCGCCGCCGCCGCCCTTGCGGTCTTCTTCCTCCGGCCCCGGCTCGGGCAAAGGCGGGATGGATTCGTCGCCGCCGAAATCGGCCGCCGGCAGGGCGGAGCCCTTCGGCCAGGGGATGACGGAACCGCTCATGGGGAAGCCTCCGCACGCATCGACGGCCGCAGCCGCTCGAGCATTGTTTCCGCGTAGTCGGTGAAGCCGGCGTCCAGCAGCGCGATCGCCGCCGCGTGCTCCGGCGCTTTGTGGCGCAGCAGCCGCGCCGCTTCGCCGGTATCGCCGGCGCGAACCAGGGCCAGGGCGGCCTGGGCAATGGCGGAGGGCGAGGTCATCGGCTGGCTTCCAATCCGGCCTGCCGGGCCTTGGCCGAAGCCTGGGCGGCGGTGAGGCTGGGGAACCAATCGAGCTTGCGCATCGGCTCGCCGCCGACGCGGGCCAGCTGCAGGTTCGCCGGTTCGGCGCGCCACAGGCGCCAGCCGCCATCCTCCGCGCGCAGCACCCATGGCCCCGCCCGCCAGGCGCCGGCGGCCTGCTGCTGCCAGACCAGCCCGGTCATGCCGCGACCTCCGCCCGCTGGCGCAGCCACAGATCGGCGTAGTCGCCGCGTTCCTTCGGCGCCCGCACATCCACCGCCACGGCGGCGGCGGCCTGCCGGCGGGCCAGCATGCGTGCGTGGAAAATCCCCGCGCCTTCGGGCATTTCCTGCCCGCGATGCCCTTCGGCCCGCAGGCGCGGCTTGTCCCGATCGGCGAAGATCACCAGCTCGGCGATATCGAAGGGCAGCTCCACCGCCGCCAGCGCGCCGGCGTTCAGGCAGGACCAGGTCGGCACGCCGGAGAGGAAATAGGCCGCCAGCGCGGTCTCGATCCCTTCCGCCACACCCAGCCGCTCCGCCACCGGGAACAGCCGAATGGCGTTGCCCTTCAGCGGCCCCAGGCTCAGCCGCGGATCGCCGACGCCGCCGAGCTTGCCCCAGCCGGCGCTGCCGCGACCCAGCCAGGTGCGATGGACGCCCCGGAAGGTGCCGTCCGGCCCGTCGATCCGGGCCAGCAGAATCGGGTGCGCGGCGTGCGAGGCTTCCGGGTGCGGGCCGCAGCCGGCGCGCAGCACCGCATGGCAGGCATCCGGCAGCGGCCACAGCCCGCGGCCGGCCAGATAGGCGGCCTGGGGCGAGCCTTCCAGGATGGCGGCGCCGGCTTTCCAGATCCGTGCCGCCCGCGCCGTCCGCTGCTGCACGTCGCCATCATCCGGGCGCGCGGCGGCGACCGCCGCCGGCTTCCTCGGCTGCCAGGGGGCGGGCGCGGGTTCCGCCTGCCAATCGGCGGCCATGCCGGCTTCGGCCGCGCAACGCCGGGCCGCTTCCGGGAAGGAAAGCCCTTCGATCTGCGCCACGAAGCGGATGACGTCGCCATGGGCGTTGCAGCCGAAGCAATGGAAGTTCCTGCGGTCCGGCCGCACCGCGAAGCTGGGGCGATTCTCGCCATGGAAGGGGCAAAGCCCCATGTGCCAGGAGCCTTTCTTGCGCAGATCCACATGCCGGCCAACCACGGCTTCGATCGGCAGCCGGGCGCGAATCTCATCCAGCACCGAATCAGGGATGCGGCCGAGCCGCTGCCGGGCCGTCATGCCGCGCGCCCTGCCCCGCGGAGTTCGCCCTGGAGGCGGAACACCTCATGCGCCGGCAGGCCGACCCGGGCGGCGATGCGCAGCGGATCGGCACCCCTTTCCCGCAGCGCGGCCAGCGCCGCGTCGCGCTTGCTGGCCTGGCGCTGTTCCACCGCCGCCATCTGCTGCTCCACCGGCAGCCCGCTAGGGGCGAAGACCCGCACCCGGCGACCGCTTTCGAACTCGACATACCGGGCGGGCCGGGCCGGCGCGGCGGCAGGCGCCACGCGGGTTGCCACCGGCTTGCCTTTGCGGCGCGCCAGCTTCGGTTGCGGCGCCTTCACCGCCGGCGCGCGCCGGATGGGCGCCGGCTTCGGCCGCGGCGCCGCCATCTGCGCCGGCTGCGGCGCGGTGCGCCAGGACCCGTCGGGCGCGGCCACAACCCGCCAGCGGGCGCCGCGCTCCACCACGATCAGCCCCAGATCCTGCGCCCGGGCGACCATGAAGCGGACGGAGGATTCATGCCGGGTGCCCAGCACGGCGGCGAGCTGCGTGGTGGAGGGCGCCGGCTTGCCCGCCAGGGCGGCCGCGCGGAAGGCGGCCGCCACCAGATGAGAGGACCAGGCCGGGCATTCCTGCCGCAGCGCCGCCACCAGCACAGGCACCGAGGCTTCCAGCGCGGCCGCCACCGCCGGCAGGGGCTGCCCGGCTTCCAGCAGCGGCATGGCGCGGACATGCAGCGCCGCCAGTTCCACCGGCGTCACCGCGCCCCGGCCGCCGGCCAGCGTCTGTTCGAACAGCCGCTGACGGCACCGCACCGGCAGGGTCAGGCCATGCTTCGCCGCCAAATTGTAGAGCGTGCGGCGCGAGAGGCCATGCGCCGCCGCCACCGAGGTGACCGTGGCGCGCGGCGCGGCCAGGGCCGCCCGCAGCGCGTCCAGATCGTAGTGGTGGCGCTTGCCATCCTGGGGCCCGGCGGCGCCGGGGCGGGCGATGGGCAGGGCCAGACCGTGCCGGCCGCCCAGGTAGTAGACCGCCGCGCGGCTGATGCCGAAGGCCGCCGCCACCGCGCGCACCGTGGCGCCCGGGGCGGCCAGGGCCCGCTGCAGGGCTTCGATATCATGCGCCCGCTTCGGCGCCGGCGCGGGCTTCGCCGGCGCGGGCTTCGCCGTGACGATGCCGTGCTTGCGGCAGATGAACAGCAGCGTGCCCCTGTCGATCTGCAGCTTCGCCGCGACGCCGCGGGTGGTGGCGCCGGGTTCGGCCAGCGCGGCGCGAATATCATCCAGCGAATAGACCCCGCGACGGTTGCCGTGCGGCAGGGACAGACCGTGCCGCGCCGCGATTTCCCGGACATAGGCGCGGGACAGGCCGGTGGCGCGGGCGATCTGCGGCGCTGTCATGCCCTGCCCCGCGGCGTCCAGCACCCGCTGGATATTGCGGCGGGCGCGGCGCGGCCGGCGGCGGGCGGAACGGGAGTGGGAGGCCGGGGCGGCGGTGCCGGACACCACCCCAGCCTCCCGCGCGGCGGGGAGGAGTGCGCCGCGCATGTCGTCGGGGGCGGTCATGCGCCGTGCCCCGCATCAGGTGCCGCCGCGGCGATGCGCGACGGCTGATCTTCCGGCCGGGCCGGGCCCAGGGCGGCGAAGAGCCGGGCGGCGGTTTCCGCCTGGATCTGCGCCCGGTCCGCCGCCGCGTGCTGGCCGGCCTGGCGCAGCTGCGCCGCGTGCCTGCGCATGCCGGCAAGGCTGCCCCGCATGGCGACGTGATCGATCGGCGGAAGACGACGGAACACCGCGCCTACATCCCCAGCGCTTGGCGATAGAGATCGAGCAGCGTTTCGTGCTCTTGCACCGCCGCCGGTTCCTGCCGGCGGATGGCCAGCAGCGCGCGCAGCACCTTCACGTCGAAGCCGGCCGACTTGGCTTCGGCGAACACGTCGCGGATATCGCCGCCCAGCGACTTGCGCTCTTCCTCCAGCCGCTCGATCCGTTCGACGAGGCTGCGCAGCCGATCGGCGGCGATGCCGCCCGGGTTGGCGGGCGGGTCTTCCACATCGGTCTGGCGCGGGTCGGCGACCAGCCGGATGGCGGCAATGTTGCGGGCCATCAGCCGCGCCCCCGCATCTGCCGTTCGGCGCGCTGCTGATAGGCGATGACCCAGTGCTTCACCGCGAAGCGTTCCAGCCTTTCGGCCAGGGACACGCGCCAGCGCGCGGAATGGCCCAGCAGGCCGACGACGAAGAAGGCTGTCCGCGACAGCAGAAGATGCCACATCAGCGCGCCCCCATGCGTGCCTGCAACGCTTCCAGATCCGCCATCACCCGTTCGCGCAGCGCGCGGTCCCGGGCGAGCATCAGCAGCAGGGTTTCCCCATCCGGCAGCGCGCGGCCGGCCACCCAGCGTTCCGCCGTGCGGTGCGAGGTTTCGGCCAGCGCGGCGACGCGCTTCGCCAGGTGACGCGGGCCCAGGCTTTGAAGGGCCTCACAGAAAGTTGTGAGTACGCACCGATGCGTAGCCTGGGCGGTGGCGGTTGCCCGGGCGGCTGCGTAGGGTTCCGGCATGCAGCCGCTCAGCCCCGCCGACCGCGAATGGTCAGCAAACGCACCGACAGAATGGGCTATAGCCATGGCCGTCTACTCCGCCGCCGGCAGGGCCGCGATGCCGACCGCAGGCGCCGGGTCCGGCATGAAATCGGCGGCGGTCACCTTGTTCCCGGTCTCGGCAGCGACGCGCGAGATCATTGGCCAAGACGGACGCATTGCGCCGCTGCACCACTTACTGACGGTGACCGAATGAACGCCGAGCCTTTGCGCGAACGCCTCTCGGGTGAGCTTCTGGGCGGCGAGGTAATCGGCGAGCTTCATGGTAAGCCGACGTTAGCGGTATTCGCTAATTCACGTCAAGCGTCATTCGCTAATGTCGTGATCACACATGAGCCGGCTTTAGGTCATCTTCGGCGAATGCCGAAACAGCGCCGCCGCCCCGGTCACCGCATGCAACACCTTCGCGCCTGGCGAGAAAGTCTCGGGTTGTCACGGCAGAACGTCGTCGATAAGATGGGATTACTTTCTCCCGCCGCCGAAGGCATGGACCAAGCTACGCTGGCGAAGTGGGAGAGCGGAGAGAGCCGCGTGACCACAGAAGACCTCGAACTGCTTGCGCAGGTGTACGGCGTTCGCACCGATAGGTTGTTTTTCCAGCCCGGCGACAAGGAGACGCCAAAGCTGCTTGAGGCAGCGCACGAAATCATCGTCGGGCGAGACCCCGAAGCGGTCCGCGCATGGCTTAACAGCGGAGCGTTTTTGCCGCCGGCGCCTGAAAAACCGAAAAGCGACTAGCGATATCCGCTAGACACGGTTAGCGACTACCGCTAGGGTTTTCCCGCTGAGAGGGAGAACCCGATGCCCGAAGCCCATCCCACACCCGCCGCTGAGGCGGCAAAAAGCCCGGCGCCGCCGGCGAACCCAGCCCTGTTGTTCGCCGTGCAGCACAACGCCCTGCACCTGATGGGCCAGCTGAACGCCGCGCATGCGGACGTGCAGAACATGGCCGAATGGGACGAAGTCGCGAATGCCGCCGGCCGGCTGGCGCGGCTGGCGCGGCAGGTGGAAGACGCGGCCTGGACGCTGGCGGCGAAGGATGGCGCGCCGGCCCCTGCCAGCAGCCCGGCGCCGACCGCCGCCGAAGCCATGGCCGCGTTCTGCGGCATGAACTTCGCCGAGACCGACCCGCAGCAGCTGCAGCAGACGGTGGCCGCGCTGGCCGCCGATGTGCAGACGCTTCGGCAGGCGCTGATCGCGGCGCGCATCTTCGGCGTGCCGGGGATGGTGCTGGAAAGCGCCCCCAGCTGCGCGGCGGCGCGGGCGGCGCTGGGCAGCTGGATTGATGCAGGCGCGATCGGCGCGCCGGCGCTGAGCCCCTGGGCGCGCGGCCTGATGCTGCGCGCCGCCGGCCGCGCGGTGATGGGGCCGGCGGCATGATCGCGCCCCACCCCGAAGCCATGGCCCTGTTGCGGCGGGCCGCAGAGCGCGGCGCGGCCGCCGTGCTGCGCCGGCAGCTGGAAGCCGAACGCTGGGCGGCGCGGCGCGTCACCTATACCCAGGCCGCCCAGGCCCTGCGGCCGGACTGCCCGCTGGCGCGCCGGGCCACGCACCTGGCCGCCATGGCCGCCTGGCGCAGCGCCGCATGGACGGCGCTGGCGGCCGGGGAAGCCGGGCTGGCGTGGCGGTCCCGCGCCATGGCGGTGCCGCACGCGGTGGCGGCGCTGGCGGAGCCGCGGGCATGACCGGGCGGCCCGTCCTGGGCCTGGCCTGCGCCATCGCGGCCTGGCTGCTGGTGATTGCCAGCATGGCCCTGGTGGAAGGGCTGACGCGATGACCCAGCACGTCATCGGGCTGATGACCCTGCTGGAAGCCTACCAGCAGCGCGCCCTGAAACTGGCGGCCGGCAGCAGGTTCGGTTCCGACATCCTGCTGCTGTTCGCCGATGCGCTGACGCTTCGCGCCGACGACGCGGAAGCAAGCTGGGATTCCCTGGTGGCCAGCGCCTTCCGCGACTGCGCCAACACCCTGCGGGATGAAGCCCGCGCATTCACCGGCGCCGCAGCGCGCACGGGCACGGAGGCATAGATGGCTGGATTCGTGACGGTGGCCACGGAAGACGTGGTGCACATGGCGGAAACCATGCGCCAGACGCACGGCACCGCGGCAGCGCTGCAGATGGTGCTGGGGCTGCTGCGCATGGGCGACGTCAGCGCCGCAGAGGCAGCGCTGGCGCTGGAGGAAGAGGCGGCGCCGGAGGACGACGGCGCCGAGGCTTCGGAGCACAATGCCGAGGCTGAGGCCGAGCTCGAGGCGGAGCCTGAGGCAGAGCCCGAGGCCGCCGAGGAGCCGGCCGAGGTGCCACCCGCCGCCGAAGCCGCCGAGCCGGCCGGGAAGCGGCCGCGCACTTGGTGCCTGCCGCGGCAGCAGAGCGGGCTGTTCAGCGAGGAGCGCAACGCCTTGCTGCGGCGGCTGTGGCAGCAGCCGGGGCTGAGGATCCGGGACATCCTGCTGGCGCTGAACGAGCTGCCGGGGACGGCGATACTGCACGATGCCCGGGTTTACGCCCAGGCGAAGCTGCTGGACCTGGGCGTGCGGAACACGAAACCGGCGCCGGCTTCGGCGGACGAGACGAAGGCCGAAGACCTGCGCGAGGCCGAGGAAATGATCCGCCGCGGCGATGGCGCGCGGGCGGTGGCTGAATACTTCGGCTGGCCGCTGGCCGAGGCGCAGGATCTGGCGAAGCGGGTGCGGGCGGAGGGCGGCGCATGAAGAGCAGGCGAACCGTGGATCTAATGCAGGCATCGGCGCTGCTGGCCGCCGTCTGCACGCTGCTGGAAAAGCACGCGATTGACGTTCGAGTGGCCGATGCGCTGCGCAACACCCGCGACCAGCAGGCCGCCATCGATGCCGTGCTGCGGGGAGAGGAAGAAGTGTTATGAGCAGCGATCCGCTACTGACCGCAAGACAAGCTGCGCCCGTGGTCGGCCTGTCTGTCGCGGCCTTCTACAAGAATGTGAAGAGCGGCCGGTTGCCGTGGCCGCTCTATCCGGCGCCGCGAGCGGCGCGGTGGCGGCTATCCGAACTCAATGCAGCCATCGAAGCGACGCGCGCTTCGCCGTCTGAAGCACAAGCTGGACGACGCGCTGCGGCAGAGCGCGTTCGAAAAGCGGAGTCCACATGAAAGCCATCGACCTCTTCGCAGGCGCGGGCGGCTTCACCGAGGGCGCGCGGCAGGCCGGCGTCTCCGTCGTGTGGGCCGCGAACCACTGGCAGGCGGCGGTGGCAATCCACGCCGCCAACCACCCGGAGGCTGCGCACATCTGCCAGGACCTGCACCAGGCCGACTGGTCGCGGGTGCCGGCGCATGACGTGCTGATGGCCTCGCCCTGCTGCCAGGGCCACACCCTGGCGCGGGGCACGAACCGGCCGCACCATGACGCCAGCCGCAGCACGGCGTGGGCCGTGGTCTCGGCTGCCGAGTTCCACCGGCCGGCCGTGGTGGTGGTGGAGAACGTGCCGGAGTTCCGGGGATGGCTGCTGTTCCCCGCTTGGGCGGCGGCCATGCGGGCGCTGGGATACACGCTGGCGGAGCATGTGCTGGATGCCGCGGACCGCGGCGTGCCGCAGCACCGGGAACGGCTGGTGATCGTGGCGACCCGCAGCCGCGCGCCGCTGCAGCTGACCCTGCCGCGTCGGCGGCGGGTGCCCATCGCGCGGGTGCTGCGCTGGGATGCGGGCGCTTGGTCGCCGGTGGAGCGCCCCGGGCGCGCGCCGGCCACTCTGGCGAGGATTGAGAGCGGGCGGGCCCGGTTCGGCCGGCGGTTCGTCATTCCGTACTACGGCAGCGGCAGCGGTCTGACCGGCCGCAGCCTGGACCGGCCGATCGGCACGATCACCACGATAGCCCGCTGGGCTGTGGTGGACGGAGACCGGATGCGGATGCTGACGGTGGACGAGACGCGCGCCGCGATGGGTTTCCCCGAGGGCTATCACCTGCCGCGCCAGCAGCGCGCGGCGATCCAGATGCTGGGCAACGCGGTGCCGCCGCCGCTGGCCAGGGACGTGCTGGCGGCGAAGGAGACGGGCAATGAGTGATCTTACAAGCGAGACGCTGATTAAAGCGGTGGCGCGGGCGATAGACCCCGAAGCGTTCAAGCCGCTGCCGCGAAACGCAGACGATGAACGCGATGAAGTGCGCTGTCAGATACTTGAGGCGGCCATGCAAGGCCCCGCGCGACACAAAGCCCACTCTGTGCTTGCCGCCATCGTGCAGGCAGCGGGGCTTGAGCCAGAGACGCTGCTGGACGCAGCTCTCATCTTGAGGCCTCTTCAAACCCCAGACGAAGATACGCCACTTGAGCAAGGCTGCCGCCGCGCATGTGCGCTCCTTCGCGCGCTGGCGAAGGAGCCGGGCAATGAGTGAGCGCGTCGAGACTATCCCTGACGTGTACGACGAGCGCGGCACCATTAGCCGCGCCGCGTGGAACATGCTTCGGCGAAAAGTGCTGCCCCCGACAGGAGCCCGGCTGGCTTTTCTGCCGCCGCCCGCGAAGCCCCGCAACCCAAACCGCGCCGCACAGGCAGCGCAGCGCAAGGCGCGCAAGGTAAGGAGGAAGCACGATGGCTGAGCCGGATACCAGCGCGGAGGCGGTAAAGGTGGCGCTGCGGAATGTCTCCGCTTCTCCGACACTGCACGCATTTATCCGCGCCCTCGCCGCCGAGCGCGACGCCGCCATCGCCGAGCGTGACCGGCTGCGGGAGGCGGCAGCGTGGCAACCGATTGAGACTGCGCCGAAGGATGGGACGCGGGTGCTGGTTTACCCAGCGTGGCTTGGCGAAAATGGCATTCCGCAATCCGGCGATGCGCACTGGTCGTCGTTCAGGCGGAAGTCTGGAGGGCGATGGGAGTCTGGCGCTTTTCCAATCCAGTATCAGCCTACTCACTGGCGCCCGCTCCCCCAGCCGCCCGCACAGGAGAACGGCGATGACTGACGCTCCGCAATTCATTCGGTGCTCGATTTGCAAAGGCAAGGGCGGCTGGCCGGGAGGGCCTGGTCAGGGCTGGCTTACCTGTCAGCGGTGCGGCGGCGTTGGCGCAACGGTAAATCAGCCGCCCGCAAAGGAGGCCCGCAATGACTAACCCCGCGATCCGCGCCGCGCTGCGAAAATCCGATGATGTTGTCGGCGACGAGCTTATTCGCCAGTACGGCAATTCGCGCTGGGAAACCGCGAAAGAAATTGTCGAAGAATTGGACGGCGCACGTGTTGCCGCCGCCGCTATCGCCGCGTTCCTGTACCACGTCGCAGACGTTCATG